TCCCCTTTGTCTGTCCCCCCCTGCTGCCCGTTCGGGGGGGGGGGGGGGGGGGGGGGGGGCCCGGGCCCCCCCCCCCCCTGGGGGGGGCCCCCCTCCGCCCCCCCCCCCGGGGGCGTCTCGTCGGAGACGCCCCCTCCGTGTCCGGCAACCCCGGCCACGGAACAACTCGGCGCTGTCGAGCGCGTCGAGGGTACCACGGAGGCGGGACTAGTCTTGTCCTGCCTGGGAGCTGTGGCTAGCTCCTGGAGGCGAATCGTCGGATCGCTAGTCGGGTGGCCCATCGTCTGGGAGCTTCATCGCTCCTTCGGCCTTGGTCCGCTCGCGGTCCGCGACGCTCTCCGGTCCACCGTCCTTAAGAACCTCAGCGCAAGCGCTGAGGACGAGGACGGCCCGGAGGGCGCTTTTCGCCTTCTCTCGTGCAGTAAGCTACTGCGAGGCATCAGTGTCCTGCTCGAGGACCATGGCTACCCTCTGGGGTGGTCTGATGCCGGAGAGGGGTGGGCCGTGTTCGCCACATGGCCCCGGGACGAGTTCGTAGCTAACGCCAAGTACGTTCTCAATTTCCCGATGGCTGCCGTTCTCAGGCAGTCATCCCCGTACCCCCGCCCGAACACATCGTGGGTGGAATCGCTTCACGGAGCGAGTCCACTGGTCTTCCACGGTGCGCTCAGGCGGAGGCTCAAGCGTTGGCTCCTCACCGCGCGCCCGTCGTACGTGCGCTTCTGGGGGAGTTGGGCGCAGCTCAAGAAGGCCTGTGAGGCCGTTCCTTTGAGCTTCGTCCGTGCGGCGACTACCGACCATCTGGTCAGCATGTCGACGCCCTCCCCCTCGGTGGTGGGCCAGGAGTTCCTGCGAATGGTAGGTGAACTCTCGGGCTGTAAATTGTTGCCCAAGGGGTTCTCCGACACCTCCACCCTCCCGGTGAAGGCGTCCGTCGGCGAGACTCGTCTCACCGGTGGCCAGTCGCAGGAACTTAGTCGGGCGGTCCGCGGTCTACCCTCGGGTCTCTTCGAGTACGATCCGTCGCAGCAGCGGCGGGCCGCCCTCGAGGGGGCCTGGGGTTCGTCCGCGAACTGCCTTGGGGTTAGTGTCCGTGAACTGAGGAAGTTCGGTCACGGCAGGCTGGATCGCCTCGGATCGTTGGTGGGTGAAGAGGGCCGCGCAGAACTTGCGTCGCTACTTACTCACTACGCCGAGGTGAACGACCACCAGCTTGTCCTCGATGAGTTGCGTCGGGAGAGGGAGGGGCAGTTCGAGCCCCGCCTCGTCGTCAGGAACGACGCCTCAGGGATCTCCCACATCGAGGAACACAACAGTCTCACCGGGCTCAACGGCTCGGCGACGCAGGTCTATCTCTCCCTACCGAGAGAGTACGTCCAACGGAGTCCGCGCGCACGCTTCTGCGCGGTCCTCGAACCTCTCAAGGTCCGAGGGATTACTCCGGGAAATGCCGCGAGCTTGTTCTGCGCGACCCCTTTCCAGATCGATGTGAATCGGTCTATGCGACGCTCCTCAGTTTTCCGGGCCCTTGGCCGGTCACTGACGGTAGAAGACCTAGCGGTAGTTCGGGACGTGGACCTGTTCCCCGGCAAGGAACTGGTCTACGTCTCGGTGGACTATAAGGGGGCGACAGATACTATGTCGCTCAGTGCAACCCTGGCGTTGGCGGATCTCCTCCGCCTCCACTATCGGGAGCACGTTACCTTCGAGTCCCCAGGGTTGCGCGATACCGCGCTTCAGATGCTGGATGTCGGCCTCGCCGACCTCCAGTCCACCCTGTACTACGACTGTGACTCCGTCGACTCCCAACGAGCAGCCGGGGCCCGGGCCGAGAAGGTCTGGGTCCGCGGCGGCTCGGAGGAGTCGACCGGAAGGAAGGGTAGGCGAATGTATCGGGTACACCAGCAGCGCGGCCAACTCATGGCGGCGAAGCTCTCATTCCCGATCCTCTGCCTTGCGAATTACGTCGCGTACAGCTGTGCGCTCCAAGAGTACCTCTCCGGTTCTCAGGGGTCCCACGGCCTTCTCCGACGTTTCCGCAATGGAGACCTACCCGTCCTTGTGAACGGAGACGACATGCTCTTCCGGGCGCCTCCCGACTTCTTCCCGGTGTGGTTTAAACACGCATCGGATGTCGGGTTCGTGCTCTCGGCGGGCAAGAACTTCGTTCACTCGCGCTACTGTACGATCAACTCCCAGCTGTTCGACATGGAGGCCGGGCGTGAGCTCGGCCTCCTACCGTCAGGGTTGATCACCGGTCAGGCGAAGGTTACCGGTCGCGACTGGGCTGCAAAGCTCAGCATTCAGCACGTCTCATATGAGATCTGCCGTCTCTCTCGCGACCCGGCCACTACCTTCCACCGCTGGACTCAGATCCCGGACACCGAGAGGCGTCTGAAGGCCCTGAGCCGCGGGGGCTGCCTGAACTGGTTCGTGGACCCTCTCTTGGGTGGGTGTGGACTGGAGGTCCCCCCAACCTATCGAGTGAGGCTCACGAAGCTGCAGTATGCGCTTGCGTGCCGTCTTCGCCTCGAGCTGGCGGACGGTTCGCAGGTCGCGGACTCACAGACGAAAGGAAATCGTCTGGAGGTGGTAGATGCACGTGGCAAGCCGCTCGACACCCCTGAGGTTGCCGAGCCCCTCGCCTGGAACACCGTGCATTTCCGCGACTACGCCCCGTCGGGGAACTTTCTGACCGCTCTCCCGTACTAGGTTGAGGATGTCGATCCTTCAACCGACTCTGGACGGGACTGCCTCAAGAGCATCAATGTGACCTCTGCCCGCTCTGCGATCGCCTTCAAGGCGAGTCGCGAGCGTCCGGCGTTCGGCTACACGAAGCTCCTCAAGGCTCTGCGGAACTCGGAGGGTTACTGGCAGGAAAACACGGAGGAGGACGACAGGCGAGTCCTGAGTATCCGCACCAGCGTCGAGCGGACCCCCTATATTGTTCCCGGTCTCGGTGAGTCCCTCGTCCCCTTCCTTGGGGCGGAGGTCTTCTCGACCCGGGGTAGGGGGGTCCTCCCGTCGGCGGCTCTCGTTCCTCTGAGCCCCCTCGGTACGCGCTCTGACTCCTTCCGAGTCGAGCGCCCCGAGGTGGTCTCCCTCCGTCATAAGGTTCACGTCGAGGGCCCGATGACTGGTCAGGACCACCGGGGAGGTGCGCCTGATCAGCTCCGGCTTCAGTCTTTCTCGGTCGTCTCTCTAGACGACGACCGTACGCGTCGGATCGTGGGGAAGAAGTACTCCTCCACCATTCTCGACCCGGAGACCTACTCGGCGTTGACGAGCTTCCAGACTTCGGTCGGCCACCGGGAGATCCTTACCCGCATCAACCCGCTCTACGCGCGGCTGATTGTTGGGGAGGCCCCGACGATCTACCATATGTCCCCCGAGTTCGCCTATCCTCTTCGGATGACCCCCGGCTATCGTCTGGCCGAGGCTCACCTGGGGAGGGAAGCCCTTCTCGATCTGGAGGCTCCCACCTGCCTGCAGCGCCACTTCTCCGACTTGTTCTTCCCGGACAGTCGGCCAGGTGACGCTCCCCTAGACGGGGAAGCGGGGTTCGGACGTCAACGAGTCAAATTGTGGCTGCCACAGGCCGCACCCAAGGTCGCTGGTCACCTGATCAGCGCCCGGACGGGCTAACGACTGCACGACTCGAGTGTCGACACACTTCGTCCGGATGTACAGTCTCTGCGAGAGGGCAGGTATCCCCTACACCCTCAGCTCAACTCCATCCAAACCCCCCTCCCTCCCCTCCCCCCCTCCTCCCGCCTATTGTACATAGTATCTATGGCGAAG